TAAAGGAGACGGGGTCGCACACGCACGGACGCACGGGCGCACACACGCCCACGCACGGACCCGCACACCCGCATGCCCGTGCGGGGGAGAGCCCGATCCTCAAGGAGATACCGAGGCTCTGCGATATGTCCGATACCCACGAAGCGGTTGTGTGGGCTAGGAAGAGACGCATACCCACCGAGGCGATGTGCCGCCTCTACTACGCCGATGACTACTCGGAATGGGCGAAGGGCATCGATCCCGAGATCAAGATCCCATCCGAGGGCAGGGTTGTCATCCCGATCCTCGACCCCGAGGGGAGGTTGGTGGGTGCCCAAGGCAGAACACTCGTCAAGACGAGCGGCATCCGATACATCACCGTCAAGGCTGATAAGGACTCGGACAAGATGTGGTATGGGATGGACAGGGTCGATCCACGAAAGCCCGTGACGGTGGTCGAAGGTCCAATCGACAGCCTGTTCCTTGACAACGCCGTGGCGATGATCGGTCTGTCGAACGCCCTCAACATACCCGAGAGGCTGAAGGATGCCGAACTCAGGTACGCCATCGACAACGAGCCCCGAAACCGTCAGGTGGTCGCTGCGATGGAGATGATCGCCGAGAGCAGCCATTCCATCTGCGTTTGGTCGGACAGGGTTGCGGGGTACAAGGACATCAACGACATGGTCCTCTCGGGCATGACGAGATCCATGATCGAAGCCGAGATCGCAAGAAATTCCCATCGTGGGATCGCTGCACATGTTGCGATCAAGAAGTGGCATAGATAGCACGGAGGACTGCACCATGAACCCCGATGAAACCCCCGAAGACCTTGACGAGACCGAGTGGAGCCCGAGCGATGATCCCACGGACTACCCCGAGTTTTGGCAAGGACACGATTCCGACATCACTCCCGCAGCCGACATCATCGACAAGGTCCTCGGCGGCGAGGCGAGCGATGCGAAGGATGCGATCTACGCCGCCCTCTACAACAAGGTGGGGGAGCGGATCGACGGTCTTCGCTCGGAGTTGAGGGACGAACCCAACGACATCTCCTCCGAGGTCGGCGACATGGGACTAGATGACAACGACATCGGCGACGATGTCGATGGCTCGGCGTGGGAAGAGACCGTTTCCGACGAATCCGACACCGAGGAGTGATCCACCTTGGAAGATCAGCCCCTGAAGATCCCTGTCCTCGACAAGGGATTCGTGCAGTATGTGTCGCACATGGGAGACGATCTCACGGTGGTCAACGCCGCCCGTGTGTCGTTTCACAAGGAGAGCGAGTGGGACACCGAGCGTGATTGGCGTGGGGTGGCGTTGAGCGAGACGCTCCTTGAGCGTGACCGCAAACTCATCGAATACCTCGCCAAGCACCGCCATTGGACCCCGTTCGCCCATCCGCAGATCACCCTGCGGATCAAGGCACCGATCTCCATCCGTACACAACTGTTCAAGCACAAGCAGGGATTCGTGGAGAACGAGGTGTCACGCCGTTATGTGAACGAGACACCCGAGGTCTACATCCCCGATTGGCGCACGGCTCCCGTCGATGGGACGAAGCAGGGTTCGGGTGGATTCGTGGAGCAGACCGACAGCCGTCGTGGAGCAGCAGACTACCTCTATCGGGATTCGGTGGAGAAGTGCATGGATGTCTACGAGTCGTTGATCGCCCAAGGCATCGCTCCCGAACAGGCTCGGTTCGTGCTGCCTCAAGGAACCTATACGGAATGGTGGTGGACGGGATCGCTGTCAGCCTATGCAAGGGTGTACACCCAACGCTCGGACTCCCACGCACAATGGGAGGTGCGGGAGTACGCCGCTGCGATGGGCAAGATTATCTCTCCCCTGTTTCCCGTGTCATGGAACGCCCTGACAACCCTCTGACCTGTTCCTAAATATCCAAACGGATGTCGGGTCGATTTCGCTACATCAAGGACTACCGAGAGGATGAAGATCCTCAGAAGAAGCACCCGATCAACGAGGAGCCCGATGTTCCGTCAACCCCGAGCAAGGGAGAGGACGGACTCCCAGGCATTCGTGGTCCCCGAGGTCCCAAGGGCGACAAAGGCGAACAAGGTCCGCAAGGACTTGTAGGCGAACGAGGCGAACGAGGCGAACGAGGTCTCCAAGGTCTGCATGGACTGAGGGGAGAGCGAGGTGAGCGTGGAGAGCAAGGTTCCCAAGGTCCGCAAGGTGAGAAGGGAGCCACGGGTTCCCAAGGAGTCCAAGGCGAAAGAGGACTTCAAGGATTGGCAGGGGAAAAGGGAGCGCAGGGCGAGAGGGGAGATATCGGGGCGCAGGGACCCGAAGGTCCGCAGGGACCTGTTGGCGAACGAGGAGAACGAGGCGAACGGGGAGAGCAAGGTCCCCAAGGAGCCGAAGGTCCCCAAGGTTTCCAAGGTCCGCAAGGAAACGAAGGTCCCCAAGGTCCCCGTGGAGAGCGTGGGGAAAAGGGAGAGCAAGGCGATCAAGGAGAGCGAGGCTCTCAAGGCGTTCAAGGAGTTGCAGGACAGGCTGGGCCTATAGGTCCACAAGGTCCGCAAGGCGAGAGAGGTGCCACGGGAGACTCGGGCGTTCTCTCGGTTCAGTATCCGCTGAAACTCGACCCCGACCGCAAGCATCTCACAATCGATCTGTCGAAGATCAAGCCGACCACGCCGATCCTCTACGACGGCGGCGGCGGTCTTGGCGAAGCATTCAAGTTCATCTCCGTGTCGGGTCAGTCGGGTCTGACTGCCGTTCAGTACGACAAGGAGACCCTGACCCTCGTTGCGGGTAACAACATTACCCTCACGACAGATCCCAACAGCAACTCCATCACGATCAATGGTTCAGGTGGCGGCGGTACAGGTTCGGTTGGCGGCATAACTGGAGACTATGTCTCGGGAATCAATGGTCTCACGGGCGCACTCGGGCTCACAGTCGGGGGCAACATCACCCTGACCATGACGGGAGCGAACAACAAGACATTCCGCCTGTATGTCAAGCCCCCCGCCACAGTCAAGGGACAAGCGGGTGCCCTCGCCTTCACCGATACGAACGCTCCATTTGAGGGGGACGGGTCGGATCTCGGAGCAGACAACGCCCTCAAGTACAACTACCTGTCCGATCTCTCGTTTGAGGCTCCAGGTTCGATCAAGTTCGGCACCACCTTGGCGGGGTCCTATTTGGAGTTCCCCGATGGCACCACACAGGACACGGCAGCAAAGTGCTGCCCGATTCCAATAGCGACAACGGGATCGACGGGTGTCGCTTCCTTCGATGGGGAGCAGTTCAATGTCTCCACGACGGGACATGTCACGATAAGGACGGGGATCAAGGCGGGAAACCTCATCGTCTTGGGGTCGAGTCTTATCTTCGGTGTGGGAGGGACAGGAGCCTTGCCTGCCCTCGACGGTTCCGCATTGACGGGAGTCGATGCCAAATACCTTCAAGGCAAGACCCCTCGGCAGATCACCGATGGTGGCACATTCTGACATAGATACCCCAAAGGAAAAAAACAACCATGCCCCGTGAAAGCACGATAACAGTACTGCGGTCCACCACCACCGATGTCCCAACAGGACTGACCTTCGGTGAAATTGCGTATTCCGATCTGAACGGTAAGTTCCACATTGGTAAGGGTGATGGAACTAGCCTGTGGATCGGCGCACAGATCACAGCAGGAGACATCACCACCAACAGTCAGTACATCGTGCCGACGCAATCGGCGGTCAAGTCCTATGTTGACGGTGTTGTCGGCGGCGGTGGTGCGGTTGTCAACACGGTCAACGGCACGGGCGGCAACATCGTTGTCACGGGCGACAACGGTGCCGTGATCAAGGTCACATCGGGAGCGACGAACACCATATCGGCTCGTCTTGCGACCACAAGCGTCACGGGTGTCGCCTCATTCACTAGCGCAGACTTCACGGTTTCCGCTGTGGGTGCGGTAGGTCTGAAGGATGTTGTCCGCAGCGTCAACGGTCTCACAGGCACAGTAACGATCACAGGTGACGGCGGGTCTCTGATCGGTCGCACCAACAACAGTTTCACGAACAGGCTTGCCGACGCATCGGCAACGGGTGTCGCCTCTTTCAGTTCGACCTACTTCTCGGTTTCCTCGGGCGCAGTAAGCCTTGCCTCGGCATACCAAGCCACGGGTGACACGGTCATCACGGTTGTGGGATCGGGAATCGCCATCTCGACCTCGGGTAAGACGGACACCCTTTTCAACATCGGTGTCACGGGCTTCAACGGTCTCACGGGAAGCATCACGGTCACAGGTGACGGCGGCTCGTTGATCGGTCTTGACAACAACAAGTTCACGAACAGGCTTGCGACCACGGGTGTGACAGGTGTCGCCTCGTTCAACGCCACTAGGTTCTCGGTGACGAACGGTGCCGTTGATCTTGCTGCCGCCTATCAAGCCACAGGCGACACGGTCCAAGCGGGATCGGGAATTGCCATTGGATCGGGCAAGACGATCACAAACATCGGTGTCACGGGCTTCAACGGTCTCACAGGCAACATCACGGTCACGGGAGATGGTGGATCTCTCGTCGGTCGTGACAACAACAAGTTCACCAACAGGCTAGCAGACACCTCGGTCACAGGTGTCGCCTCGTTCAACTCGACCTACTTCACGGTTTCTAGCGGTGCGGTGAGCCTCGCATCGGCATACCAAGCCACGGGCGACACGGTCATCACTACGGCGGGATCGGGAATTGCCATCTCGACCTCGGGCAAGACGGACACGCTTTTCAACATCGGTGTCACGGGCTTCAATGGACTGACAGGCAACATCACGGTCACAGGTGACGGCGGCTCGTTGATCGGTCTTGACAACAACAAGTTCACGAACAGGCTTGCGACAACGGGTGTGACGGGTGTAGCCTCGTTCAACTCGACTCACTTCTCGGTGTCGAGTGGTGCCGTGTCCTCGACGGGTATCACCGTCAAGGCAAGCACAAGCGATACAGGAACCACGCTGAATCTCGGTGGAACCCTCACCATCACGGGAACTGCGTCTCAGGTCTCGGTGAGCAGGTCGAACACAGAGTTCACTATCGGTCTTCCGAACGACATCACGATCCCTGGCAACCTCACCGTCAATGGAACGGTGGTCACGGCGAATGTCGATTCGTTCGTTGTCGAGGACCCGCTCATCATGCTTGGTACAGGCAACGCAGCGGACAGCGTTGACCTCGGATTCTACGGTCAGTACACAAGCAGCGGAAAGCGATTCGCAGGAATCTTCAGGGACGCTTCCGACAGCGGCAAGTTCAAGTTCTTCACGGGACTCTCGGGTGGAGTCGAACCCACCACATTCGTGAACGATTCGGGATCTGGATACACGATGGCAACGGTGGTTGCGAGGATCGACGGCGGAACTTTCTGATTCCGTGACGAGAAGGGGATTTTCGTTTCGATATGGCTCGACAAGAGACAATCAAGATACTTCGATCCGAGGTCCCCTCGGCGACTCCTTCCCTCACAGCAGGTGAGATCGCCGTCAACATCGCAGACCGCAGACTTTTCGTGGGAGGTACGGGAGGTACCTCCGACAGGGTCACCTTCAGGGACGAACGCTCGACCGTTTGGTCGGTCAACAGCCTCACGGGCTCGGTGACTCTTGGTGTGGGTCAACTCTCGGATGTGAATCTTGAGGATCCACCCGAGCAATATCAGTTCCTGCAATGGAACGGAGTTGACGAGTGGAGACCCGCATACGCAGTCACCTCCCTCAACACCCTGATTGGTTCCGTCACGCTCACAGGTGACGGTGGGTCCCTGATCGGTCGTACTAACAACAGTTTCACCAACAGGACTGCGACCACGGGTGTGACGGGTGTGGCATCGTTCCTGTCAGACCACTTTACGGTGAGTGGAACGGGACATGTCAGCAGCAAGGGTGTCATCACGATCAACAACACGGCACCCGATGCGAACGGCAACTTCAATGTTGCGGCTGCGACCGTGGTGACGGGTGACGGTGGATCCCTTATCGGAGACGGTGTCGCAATCCGAGCAAGGGTTGCCACTACAGGAATCACGGGTGTCGCTTCCTTCGATTCAGGCGACTTCGCTGTGAGCCTAGAAGGAGTTGTCACAGTCAAGAATGGCGGAATCGGCAACGCTCAACTTGCGAACTCCTCAATCACCTTCCGTGATTCTGTTCAAACCACAGAAGTGGCTTCTTTAGGAGATACCTTTACCCTTACAGGTGGACCTGGAATTTCTGTTCGGGAAGTTACTACTGACACATTCGCATTCCAAGGAATAACTGCAACAGATAGCGTTCTCGGTGTCGCCTCGTTCAACTCGACCTACTTCACGGTTTCTAATGGTGCCGTTGATCTTGCTGCCGCCTACCAAGCCACAGGTGACACGGTCATCACAGTCGCAGGATCAGGCATCGCCATCTCGACCTCGGGCAAAACGGACACCCTTTTCAACATCGGTGTCACGGGAATCGGATTTGGCTCCGATGTTGGACTGACGGGCAAGGTCAACATCACGGCAGGATCGAATATCACGATCACCCAATCGGGGAACCTCATCACATTCAGCGGCGTGGCTCAACAGGTAACAGCCGTTACGGGTGATGGTGCATCTATTGTCGGCAAGGACAACTCCAACATTACCGCAAGGCTTGCAACCGCAAGTCTGACAGGTGTCGCCTCATTCAACTCGACATACTTCTCGGTCGCTAGCACGGGTCATGTGACCCTCGCCTCGGCATATCAAGCCACGGGTGACACAGTCATCACGGTTGCGGGATCAGGCATCGCCATCTCGACCTCGGGCAAGACGGACACCATCTTCAACATCGGTGTCACGGGCTTCAACGGTCTCACGGGCAACATCACGGTCACGGGTGATGGTCAATCCCTGATCGGTTTTGACAACAACAAGTTCACGAACAGGCTTGCGACCACAAGTCTGACAGGTGTCGCCTCGTTCAACAACACTAGGTTCTCGGTGTCGAATGGTGCTGTCGATCTTGCTGCCGCCTACCAAGCCACGGGTGACACAGTCATCACGGTTGCGGGATCAGGCATCGCCATCTCGACCTCGGGCAAGACGGACACCATCTTCAACATCGGTGTCACGGGCTTCAATGGACTGACGGGCAACATCACGGTCACGGGTGATGGTCAATCCCTGATCGGTTTTGACAACAACAAGTTCACGAACAGGCTTGCGACCACAAGTCTGACAGGTGTCGCCTCATTCAACTCGACCTACTTCACGGTTTCTAGCGGTGCGGTGAGCCTCGCATCGGCATACCAAGCCACGGGCGACACGGTCATCACGGTCGCAGGGTCAGGTATTTCCCTTGCCACCTCGGGTAGGACTGACACCATCTTCAACATCGGTGTCACGGGGTTCAACGGTCTCACGGGCAACATCACGGTCACGGGTGATGGTCAATCCCTGATCGGTCGTACCAACGACAGATTCACGAACAGGCTTGCGGACACCTCGGTGACGGGTGTAGCCTCGTTCGATACGAATGCTTTTGTTGTAACCAACGGTCATGTGAGCCTACGAGGTGGTAGTCAGGGCACACTCTGTAGTTCTTACACAAATGAGGTTGACTGTGAAAACGATCCCAATCCTTGTTTTTGGTGTAACATAACAAACACATGCTCAAGTACAAATAGTTGTAGTCTGTTTAGTGCCACTTACAGCGGAGTGGGTGCTTCGGCAAATGCGGACGGCTCGCTCGCCTACCTTTACTTTGATCCAGGAAATCTGACAACAGGTTCATCCACAACGATAGACAAAGATAGTGACTTTGTTCTTTTCTACGATGCAAGTGAACCTGGGTTGGTAAAGACGAAGAGAGTCAGTCCAAAGCAATTCATCCTTGATAGCGATGCTCTGTTTGCTAGTAAGACCACGGACTACCTACAGAAAACGAAGAGTGCAACCACTATTGACTACGAGATTGTCACCTCTGCAATTGAGCAGAGTGGAGTCGGTCTTGTGGTTGCGGCAGAGGCATTCGACTACATCAGCCTCAACACCGTAAAAAGTCTGAACGGTCTGACGGGAGATGTGACCGTCGTTGGAAGCATCAACGGCTGCACGGGTGCGTTCACGATCACGGGCACGGTGAACGAGGTGGTCGTGTCCGCAGGCATCAACTGCCGAAACATCATCATCGGTCTGCCCGACAATGTGACCATCCCCTACATCAGCGGCACGGGTGCCACCTTCACAGGAACTGTGAATGCGAACCTGTTCATCGGCTCCGTTGACGGAGGAACCTTCTAAATAGAGGTACTTCGATATGCCCAAGGAAAGCACGATCCAACTGTACAACTCGTCGGTCACGGGAAACTCCCCTTCCTCGGGAGACCTGTCGCTCGGCGAACTCGCCATCAACACATCCGACGAGAAGGTGTTCTTCAAGAACCTCGGCGGAACGGTCCTGTCGCTGTCACAGAGCAAGGACCTTTCAGGTGCGTTTGCGCACAACAACGAAGTCGTATCGTCAATCAACGGTGCCACGGGAGCAGTCACCGATGTAGCCAAGACGAACACGACACAGACCTTCACAGGATTGCAGAGGTTCTCCAACGGCATCTCGGCTGCGGGTGCCACCTTCGATGCGGGAAGCACGGTGAGGCTCTCCACGCTAGCCTCGCACCCGCAGGTGGACATCGGAGGAGGCTTCTACTCGGGAGGAAACATCTCGGGTGAGGCGGTCAACAATGTCTACTTCGTGGCGGGACAGGGAGGAAGCGGCGACTTCCCCACCAAGCCCTACATCGCCTTTAGCAATAACAGCACCGACCTTGGTGCAGACATCACATTTCAGACTCTCGGCGGCGACATCAAGTTCACGGCGAACACCGACATCGACATCGTCGCATCGGACGGCAATGTGAACATCTCAAGTGCGAGTGGCGGCATCGTCATCGATCCCGTGACCTTCGTCAACATTGCGGGTGGTGTCCTCTATGTCGATGACACGAACAACAGGGTCGGCATCAACGACACGACTCCGAGCATGGCTCTCTGCGTCAACGGAGGCATCTCGGGCAACTCCGTGATCATCGCCGCAGGTGCCACCTTCAACTCCCGTGCAAACTTTGCAGCGGGACTGACCACGGCGAACCTGTTCGTCTCGGGTGGAGCAACCTTCGGTGCTGCGGTCAGCATCACGGGTGCCCTCGCCGCAACAGGAGCGACATTCACTTACAACATGAGCCTCGGAACGGACAAGAATTTGCTGAAGGATGCCACCTTCAAGGACTTCGGCGAGGTGTTCGGGTATCAGGTCCGCAAGGAGATCAACGATGGCAAGACCAGCACCAGATATTATGTCGATCTGTCGAGGGGCAACACCTTCTACCTAAACCTATATGGAAGCGACAACTCGGGAATACTCGGGGGATATGCGCCTAGCGATAATCTGCCTTCCATCAAAGTTCCATCGACCGCATGGGCGACGGTCACCACGACCGTGGGTCTGACGGGTGCCACGGCATCGACTTTCAACCAAGGCGGAACCATTGCGGCGGGACAGTTCCTCTTCGGACCTGGCATCACTAGCACGGGATGCACCGCCGTCTCATACAACTCGGGCACGGGGGCCATCGTACTCAGCAAGGCTGCACAAGCCACGGTCACCAGCGCATACACCGCCTTCGTGCGGAACAACGGCGAGGGATTCGGCATGGATGCGAGTCCAAAGACCTCGGTGGCATCAACATTCCCTCCCGCTCGGGTTCACTCGTTCACTCTCATCGTGGGTGCAACCGCATCGGCATCGATCACATGGCAGACGGGAGCAACCCACTACGGTCAGATCAAATGGCCTTCGGGAACGGCACCGACGCTCACCACGACGAGTGGAAAGTTCGATGTCTTCTCATTCCTCTCCTACGACTATGGTACGACTTGGCTCGCCTTCAACGCAGGACAAAACTTCTAATGGGAATGCTCGGTGTAACAGGTCGTGTGGCTCTGACGAAGAACGGTGTCGCCGCAGTAGATGTTACTCCTGCCGCTGTGAATTGGACGGGAACATTGGGTTGTGATGATATTTCTCCATGTGCAGACTATACTGAAGAACAAATACTGAGTATCAACCAAGCAATTACCCTAACCTTTACAGTTACATCGACATCAGGAACTCCACCTACTGTTTTTTACAGAAAAGCATCGACACCCACATCCTCTACGGGCGAGTATTGCGATAGCAGCAATCAATACGGTGGTACACCTACACCAGAAGGTAGAACTACTGGTGGTTTTTCAACTCTTTACAACGGATCTTCTTTGGTCGTTTCTTCTTTGTCTGTGTCTTCAGGAGACTATCTTGCATTCTTTGGATTTGGGAATGCGCCTCCATTTCCGCCTGCTGTACATAGTGTAACAATACGAATAAATAATCAAAGTGACTCAAATGCTGTTCTTGACACGATTATTGTTCAGCAAATGTAACAATACAGAAAAATGAATTACGCAGAACTTTACAACCTCGAAATCGTTGAAATCCACGAAGAACTTCCCCGAGCATGGCGCAACATTTCGGGACTCTGCAACTACCCCGATGACGAACTTGCGGATCTCGGTTGGTCGGGCAACGGCGGGTGCGCCTTCTATCCCGTGGTCGAGGGTTCGCAGCCTTCCTACGACCCCAAGACGCAGACCATCTCGTATGAGGACACGGTCGATGCGAACGCCAAGGTAGTGAACAGGACTTGGTCTGCGGTGTTGTACTCGCAGGATCAGATCGACGCTGAGTGGGCGAGAGTCCGCAGCCGCCGCAACTCACATCTCAAGGCTTGCGACTTCACACAACTCGCTGACGCTCCCCTGACGGTGCAGGAGAAGTCGGATTGGACTGCATACCGCCAAGCCCTCCGTGACCTACCACAGAACACCGTGAACCCCTTCGATGTCACATGGCCGACACAACCGAATCCGTGACATCGGCTTCTTCTACCCCTCGGCATCCCACACGGGCTACAACGAGGTCAAGAGCAGGAGAAGGTTCGCTGTACTCGACGGGATCCCCGATCTAGGGGCATCGACCCTCCTCGACATCGGCTCGGGTCCATGCAACCTTCTCGGTTGGCTGAAGGACAACGGACACGAAACACACTACGAGGCTGTGGACATCCGTGAGGATTCCCTGCGCCTGTGCCCGTGTTCGCCCACGCACACGCACACGGGCGTGCCCACCCGCCCACGCACGGGCGCACGGGCGTGGGACATCGTCTGTCTCTTCGGGACCGTGACCTTCAACATCGGATCGGATCAGGAGGCGAACAGGAAGACGATGAGGGAACTCCTCATGGTCGCCCTTTTCCTCCACCCTAAACACATCGTCTTCACGGCGATCCGAAGCGACCGACTCGACGGGATCAACGCCATTCAATTGGTGGGATACGACAGGGAGGGAATCGAAGAACTCATATCCATGCTCTCGCCCGATTCATGGGAGATCCATGAGGACCCCGATCCGCTTGAGTGGATCGTGAGGTGTTCCTTTACCACCCGATAAATATCGCCATGCCCCTGTTCAAGGTACGCCGCACAGCCAAACCGAATGTCATTCCCGCAGGTCTGACCTACGGCGAGATGGCGGTCAACATCGCCGACAGGCTTCTCTATGTCGGCGGTACGGCGGGTGAGTCGGTTCTGATCTCGGGATCGGGTGGCTCTGAAACCACTTGGAGCAGGGCTGACGCAACGCTAGCGACGGACATAGAGGGAGTCCCCGCAGGAACCACCTTCGCAGCAGGGACCACCGCCATCGAAATCCTTGAGCAGATCCTCTACCCATATCAACCCGTGTCCTTCTCGTCATTCTCCACGGGACTCAACGCCACCTACGAGTTGGGTCAGACGGCAGGAAACGGAGCGGGAACGGTCACATGGGCGACGGGCGGTCCCGACGAGAATTGGGTCAGCGGGAGCCTGTACATCTACTACTCGGGATTCGCCTCGGGCAATCTCGTATCGGGCGGCAGTCCAACGGCAGACACGGCGAGCGTCACATACCCCGCCTTCCGCTCCACGAACATCGCAGCGAACACCCTCACACTAGGGATCTCGGGACAGCAGGATGAGGGAACCAACCCTCTCACTAGATCACAGACAAGGCGTTGGTGGTCGAGGCTTTATTGGGGCAAGTCAACCGATCCCGCCTCAACCAATCCGTTGATCTTGACTAATGGGAACACCTCCCTCCTTGAATCGACGGGAAGTGGAACGGCAGGAACAGCGACCACGGCAAGCGGGGGATACTTCTATGTCTTCATCCACGATGACTACGACATCACCAAGATGACCCTTGCGGGATTCGATGTCGCCTTGGAGCCGAACTACACCGCATCCGTGATGAACAGCCACGGGTTCTCAACGACATACAAGATCTACCGAACGACAAACCAACTGAATGATGCCCTCAGCATCATCGTGACCTATTCGTACTGACCTCAATGCCTATCACGGGAACAGTTCCACTCACAGGCAAGATCGCTCCAACGAGCGACCTAGACACCTATCCCGTAACCGATCCACAGTACGGTCTCGGTGGACTAAGGTCCGTCAGCACCACCGCAGACAGGGACAACATCTCGTACCAACGCCGTGAACAGGGCATGATGGTCTATGTTCAAGGCAATCAGAACTTCTATGCCTTGGTGGGCGGTACGAGCAACTCGGATTGGGTGCTGTTCACCCCCTCGGGTCTAGGACCACAGGGACCCACGGGACCAACGGGGTCAGCGGGTCCGCAGATCCTCCTCATCGACTCGTTCTCCACGACGGTGGAGCAGACGATACCGAAGGGATCAACAAACCACAGCCTCTCCTCGGAGACGATCACGGTCTCCTATGCGGGTGGAGTCGTGCCAACCACGGGAGGCATCTACCTCACCGATCCGACCAAGGGATCGGGGTTCCCCGTCTACTTCTCGACAGCGTCGATGGACTCCATCACATTCTCGGGTCAGACATTGACGGGGACTGTCGGGGACACCATCACGATCAGGCTCGTCGTGACGGGATCGTCGGGTTCATGGGACTACTACGACTATCCGATCACGGTGTCCAACTACCTCCGATGGGGAACGACGGGAGCGTCGAGCCTCACAGGGACGCAGGTTCACACCGTCTTGACGAACTACGCCTTGAGCGAATCCTTGAGTCAGGAGTTCAAACTCCAAGTCTCGGCTGGTTCGTACCTGTACTGGGCACATCCGTCAAGACTTGGCGTTTCCGTCCAAAGCATAAATAACGCAAGTTACGGTGGCATGGGGCTCCAAGGTCAGATGATGATCGGAGGAACCCCCGAGGTGAGTTCTACCAACCCCGAGGGATTCTCGGACCAGTACTTCGTGTACAGGTCGGAGAACATGATGGGTGCGGGGACCCTGTTCGTGAAGACGGCAGCGAGGTAAGGAAAAGGAATCATAGATGCCTATTGACATCGCAGCAATTCTCAAGCAGCAGGGACGCAATGACCGCCTTGGTAGCGGTGCGGCGAACTTCTTCCACCTGATCGACGCAGCCGACATCGACTTCAGGGTCGATGCTATCATCGGATTGGGCTCATCTGCGGGTCCCGTGGATGACCCTGGTTCGATTGTCACCGCATTCGGAACCAAGTATGTCATCGCCGACACCGCAATTTGGGAAGGTGACCTTTCTCAAGATGTGGTTACCGACTACGCAAACGGCGACATCATCGAACGCCGCACGGGGGTGTGGGGGCTTCATCTTGATGTCTCCCGAGCGCAGACGAACGAGGGAACTCTTGTCTACAACAAGTACGACAACAAGTTCTACTACTACGACGGCACGGTTTGGAAGGAACTCGGCACAGGATCCGTAACAGGCGCAGCGGGTGAGACTTGGTCCGTTCAGTTCAAGGCTGCGAATGGTTCCTTCACGGGCAACTCGGGTCTGCTGTTCAACAACACGACCCGAAGGCTCGTACTCGGCTCGGATGTCCTTCTTCAGTTCGGTGATGGCACCACCCAATCGACCGCTAGGAACTTCTTCGGAACCACGGGAACGACCTCCACGCTCTATCCGATGGGGTTCTCGGGTGCAGGACATACGGGCGATAGGCTTCTCGTTGCGACGGGACCTGCAAACGACCCGCTCAGGAACTACATCCGATTCGGAAACGCTTGGTTTCAGACGGGTGTCGCAGGTGTCGGACAAGGCATCCAAGGAACGGCGGGTGCCGCAGGTGCGACGGGCGCAACGGGTGCCACGGGTGCCACGGGCGCAACAGGCATCACGGGCGCAAGCCTTACGAGTGTGTCCGTTGATCAATCCACAGGCATGCTCCGTGCTGCGTACCTGTTCAATGGCAATACGAGTTCCCTGTTCGACATCGGATATGTCCGAGGCAACACGGGATCTACGGGTCCCACGGGTCAGGGCATCACGGGAGTCTCGCTCTCGGGCAACGACCTCGTAGCACAGTATCTCTTTGCAGATGGAACCACCTCGGAATTCATCATCGGAAATGTCCGTGGTGCAACGGGTGGAACGGGTGCCACGGGTGCGACGGGCGTAGGACTCACGGGAGTCTCGCTCTCAGGCAACGATCTCGTAGCGCAATACCTGTTCGCAAACGGCACGACTTCCGAGTTCATCATCGGAAATGTCCGTGGCGGAACGGGTGCGGTCGGTGCGACGGGCGCAACGGGTGCGACGGGTGCAGGTGTCACGGGATTCCGTGTAAACGCCTTGGATGGAACCCTCCGTGCGGTGTTCATCAATCCGAATGGAACCACGGGCGACCTCAATCTTGGGTCTGTCCGAGGTACCACGGGCGTGACGGGTCAGGCTACGGGTATCAGGTATACCTACTCTACGGTCCTGTTCAACTCAAATTACGGCATCCATGCAAATGCAGGTGGAACGGGTGTCTACATCTCCAAGATCGACAACTCGGGCGTAAACCAAAGCGGATTCATCGAAACATGGGATGACTCGACCAATACCGTCAAGGGTACTCTCATCGTTCAGCCGCAGTATGCGTACCACGGATCAGAAGGGGCAGCACCTGGTCCTACGGCACAGATTGTCTTCTCCGTGACCTCGGTCAGGGAATACAGCAATCTAGTCTACGAACTCGGAGGAACCCTTCTATCAGGAACGGCAGGATCTAGTTTTGCTGCCCTGTATACGCCAATCGTAGCCAACTTCTCTCGGGCAGGTGACCGTGGTAGCACGGGAAATGTCAATCTTGCCACGGCTACCTTTGAGACGAACACGGGAATCACCCACACCGCCGTTTCGGTCAACACCTCCCTCTCACGGTTGGCGAGGAAGGTGATGTTCCTCCAAGATGACGGCTCGCTCACATTCGACTATCTGTTCTATCCCGACATCTTCAACGCCGAGGAGTTCCAATTTGCGATCCTGTCGTTCAGCAGGTCATCTTCGTTCTCAACGACGCAGTTGATGAGCGGCACGAACATAAATGTCGGAACGGTTTCGGGAGCAACCTTCACGGCGACCTACAGGTATGGACCGCCGACCACCGCAAACATCTTCGTGGAGCCTGCCGACGAAGGATCAGGGTTCCCGATCTTCTTCCCGACCGCCGCCATGAACACCTTGGCGGGAACCCTGCACAGCGCAACCATCTCGGGAACGGGAGGCGAAAACCGCAGCACCACCATCAAACTGAGTGCCACAGGAAACGATGCAAACAGCACGGTTCGCAACGACATCGAAGACATCACGATCAACTTCCGAAACCACTTCCTCTATGGTCTGACCACCGCTGCCATGATCACGGGAGGTGCCACGGGCATCGGCATGACCGCTAATTGGTGGAACCGTGACCATGTCTCAACCAAACCTGTCGCCGAGACCATCCTCGGATGGAGCGCATCGGTCACGCAGTCCACCTACGGCACACCCGAGGGCTACTACCTCTACATCGCATACCCGTCGAGGCTCCAAGATGACGCTTCGTTCTTCGATGATCCCGTCATCGCCCCGATCAAGTTGAACGGTGCTGCGGTGGTCGGAGGAATGTGCCTACAGGGATTCGGTGCCGCAGCCGATGCGAAGGGTCTCAGCACGATCACCTACACCAACAGCCGTGGGTGGTCCGAGCCGTACAAGGTCATGCGAACGGACAACACCTTCACCACCGATGTGTTCACCTTTGAGTTCCTCCCCTCCTGAGTAAGACATGCCCGTAGAAGTACCCTCCAACATGGTGCAGATCGGAAGGTCGGTTCGTGTCGAGCAAGGCTCGCCGTCGAACTTCTACCACCTGTCCCATGTCATGGATACCGACATCTCCGTGAAGGGGATACTTGGGACGGGCTACATCACATCGTCCCCGACCAATCCGTCAGTCGGAGACAAGTACATCATCGTCGCAGGTTCTCCCATAAGCATCTCGGGATCGGATAACAACGACATTCTTGAATGGAACGGAAGCGCATGGACTCTCTTCCTTGATGTGAGCAACACGCTCACCAACTTCGGGATGGTCTACGACAGGAACACGAAGAGGGTCTACCAATACGACAGCACCGAGGGTTGGAGAACCCTGATCGTGTCGAAGTCCACCATCGACGGCGGCACCTTCCCCTAAATACAAGCAAGGAACCATAGATGTCCTCAGTCTTCAATCCCCCACCCAATCCATCTGACGGCGAGTCATACACCTTCGGAAACCTCGTATGGAACTACGAGGCAGACAACGGCGTTTGGAACATCGCAAGCGGAACCATCATTGGAAGCGTGGGTCCAACGGGACCTGCGGGTACAAACGGAACCAATGGAACCAACGGAGCGGATGGAGTCACGGGTGCGACGGGCGCAACGGGTGCGACGGGCGGCTTCCTCGGATTCCTCTATACATTCCGACACCCGAGTCAGGCTACCTTCTCGACGGGCAGTCTTCCCGCTGATGGTACCATCGGATTCGCCAGCAGTACCGTTGGCAGCAACACGCTGTTCATCCCCGATACCGATGCAAACGGTGCCACCAACGGCACCGCAATCGGCAGGTTTGATGATTCAAACGACAACAGTAGCAGGGGAACGATCTACATCAGAAGGGCATTCTCTCTCACGGGAGAATCGATCTTCACTCAAGGTAGTGCAAACCTGACCAATACCTTGAGTGGAAACAGGGCTGTCAAGAGTTTCGGCGGAAACCTCGACACGGCACTTGCGGACCTACCTCCCGATGGCACATTGGTTTCGATCATCCATCAACGCACGGGAAATAGAGGTTCCAACGGTACCAATGGTGCTGCGGGTGCCACGGGAGCGGGTGCTACGGCATTCTTCATAGATGCAAACGGCGTTCTCTACCACACCTTTATCAATCAAGGTGCGTCTACTCCTCCTATTGCAGGTCAGACGGGACAAGTCACTCTCGGCTACATCCGAGGAGCCACGGGTCCTGTGGGCGGAACCACCCAACAGGTGCTGTTCGTTGATGCTGCCATCCCATACGGAGCATCGGGCAACAACAACCTCAGGTTCGACGGCACGGCTCTGACATTCGGTGCGGACACTTCCGCAAGGATGACGATCACGGGCGACAACCTTCGCCTTGGATATAAAATGGAGGTGCATGACGGCATCTTCACGACACCCGCCGAGCGTTCCCCGTATCAGGATCTCGGCTCCATCGCCACGCTGACGATCAACGCCACGGGAGGAAGCATCCAACGATACAAGGTGACTCCTCAGGCGAACTTCAAGGTCACCGCAGGAAGCGGATGGCATCCCGACAGCACGGTCACCGAGACCATCGCCGTGATCATCCAAACCACGAACGGAATC